TGAAAACATGATTGCTCAGTACACTTCTCCCGAAGTGTTCCCTAAGACCTGTGGAATCTATGACTTGGGTCAGTTCCTTATGGGACTGAGTTTGTTTCAAGATCCTGGTCTTAACTTCGACAACGATGAGTATGTCACCATTCGTGGTGGTCGCCGCTCTGCTAAGTATTACTTCTCCGATCCTGAGATCACACTGAAGTCTGCTCCAGAACGTGACGTTAAGTTTCCTGGTGCTGATATGGAGTTCTCCTTGTCATCCGAGGATCTTGTTCAGCTTCAGAAAGCATCTGGTGTTTATAGTCTCCCCGATCTTTCTTTTGTTTCTACTGAAGATGGTACTATCAGTCTGAATCTGTGTGATAAAGAGAACGACACTGCTAATGCTTACACCCAGGAAATTCAAGGCACTGCTACTGGTGCTTACGAGTTGTTCCTGAAAGTTGAGAACCTGAAACTGTATCCTGGTGACTACAATGTGAAGATCTCTAGTAAACTGATTACCGAGTGGCGTCATGCTAATCTCGATCTTGTATACTATATTGCTTTGGAACCATGAAGATCATTGATGATTTTCTAACTCCATCTTATGCCGATGAAATAGAAAACATCTTAAACTCTTCTAATCAGGAATGGTATTTTAACAAGAATATCTCTTTGGACGACAAGTCTAAAAATTTGAACTATGGGTTTAGTTATTGGATCTTTCGTCCTGAAGCTGGATTTACCACCTCAAGAATTTCTTTTTTCTTACAACCATTACTTTTACAAATACAAGATTTTATTCAGGCAAACAATCTTATTCGATGTCGCTTGGATATGACAGTATGTTCTGGGCAAAAAGTTTTACATGATCCTCATGTAGATATGCCAGGAGTTTCAAACACTACAGCAATTTATTATGTTTCTGATGCTGATGGTGATACCGTGTTGTATAATGAGAAGCAGTCTAGTGATGAGTATACTGTAAAAACTACTGTTACTCCAAAGAAAAACAGGTTGTTTGTTTTTGACGGCAACTGTTACCACACTGGACATTCTCCAATGACACAACAAAACAGAGTTCTCATCAATTCTAATTTTATTTGATTATGAAAAAATTTCTTTGGGTTGAACAGTATCGTCCCAGTAAAATTGCTGACTGTATCTTGCCCGAGAATATCAAAAAGTCGTTCCATGGGTTTGTAGAACAGGGAGAAATCCCTAACTTACTACTTGCTGGAACTGCTGGTATCGGTAAGACCACCGTTGCCAAGGCACTGTGTGACGAGATCGGTGCTTCTTATATTGTCATCAACGGGTCTGACGAGGGTCGTTTCCTAGACACTGTGAGGAATAGGGTCAGGCAGTTCGCCACAACGGTCTCCCTGACCTCTGGAGGCGCTCACAAGGTGGTCATCATCGATGAGGCAGACAACACCACTAACGATGTTCAGCTGTCTCTCAGGACCGCCGTAGAGGAGTTTCACAGCAACTGCCGTTTCATCTTTACCTGTAACTTCCCTAACAAGATCATTGAACCTCTTCACAGTCGTTGCACTGTTATTGACTTCAAGATAAATAACGATCAGTCGGTACAGTTACAAGGTCAGTTCTTCGCTCGCCTGAAAGAGATCCTCGAAGAACAGGGTGTGGAGTATGAAGATAAAGTTCTTGCTAAGGTTGTTAAACGCTACTATCCTGACTGGCGTCGTCTTATCAATGAGTGTCAGCGTTTTGCTGCTAGCGGATCTATTTCTTCAGCTATCCTTGCTGATGTTGCTGATGTTAATATTGATGGACTGGTTAGATCCCTGAAGAACAAAGAGTTTACTGTTGTCCGTAAATGGGTAGTTGACAATATTAACAACGATCCTAGTATGGTGATGAGGAAACTCTATGATGTTCTTTATGAGCATCTTAAGGGGGCTTCTATTCCCGAAGCAGTTCTGATTATTGCCAAGTATCAATATCAGATTGCTTTTGTTGCCGATCAGGAAATTAATCTGTTAGCATGTTTAACTGAAATAATGATGAGTTGTGAGTTTAAATGATTAAACTAAAAAATCCTAAGACAGAGACTTATCTTAGATTAAAGAATCATATTCTGTCAGAAAATTTTCCTTGGTTTCAATACAACGAAACTTTGGAACCTGGATCTGATCTAGGAGAATATGATGATGTTCCTTTTCTTAGTCACGGATTTTTAATTCGCCCTGGAATTGATGGGAACTATTACAGTAGACCAAATTCACAAAATCTTGATCAATTACAAGAAGTTTTTAGAGAAATATGTTTTGTGAATGGTATTGATCCACAAATTGTTTATAGGATGAATGCTAATTATACTGTACCAACAGAAAAAAATCTGCCATCTCCACCTCATGTGGATCATGATTATCCTCATAAAAATATGTTAATCTATCTTACTCCTACTAATGGTGGTCATACCATTGTTAATGGGGAAGAGATTTTTGCTGAAGAAGATGATGTAGTTATATTTGATGGTTCTTTAAAACATTGTGCCCGTCCTCCACTAAGAGGAAAACGTATTGTTCTAATTGTGACGTATTATGATTTCTAAAAACGAATTGATGCACCACCGACTCCAAGCGTGGTTAAGAGAAAATCAAAGTGATGATGTTGAGTATCTCGGAGAACGTCCAGATATTTGTGGTGAGATGAACCACTGGTATCGCTTTGGTGAACATGAAGTAACCGTTGATTGTGTGGAGGACATTGAACTTGTCGGTTAAAACTACACCCGAAAATGTAAAAGAAGCACATGAAGGACTGTTTCGTGCTACAATGAATCTACCTGCTGCTGCTGCCCATTGTGGCATGTCACAGAAAGAAATGAAAATGACCTTTTGGGAATACCTTAAATATCATGCGCCAGACTTTGAAATCCCTGAAAACACCATTACGCTACCCAGGCGGGAAGAGTAGAGCAACTAGTAAACTCTTTCAGTTTATTCCTGATCTAACTTACTATGAAGAGTATCGTGAACCTTTTCTTGGTGGTGGTTCCGTAGCATTAGAAGTAACGAAGCGTTATCCCAAACTAGATATTTGGGTAAATGATCTTTACGAACCACTCTATAACTTCTGGCGAGAACTACAGGACAATGGACAAAAACTCAGGGATGAACTCGTTCAACTTAAACAACGACATGCCGATCAAGGATCAGCTCGAACTCTATTCCTTGACGCCAAAGCATATCTTGGGAGATCTTTGGCGGACAGTGAAAATTTCCACCGTGCTGTTTCCTTCTATATTGTTAACAAGTGTTCTTTCTCGGGTCTTTCTGAATCCAGTTCATTTTCAAGACAAGCAAGTGACAGCAACTTCTCAATGGCAGGGATCGATCGATTGCCCGAGTATCAAAAACTAATTGCCAATTGGAAGATCACCAACCTCTCATATGAAGAGTTGCTGACAGATGATAAAGCAGTATTTACTTATCTTGATCCTCCTTATGACATTAAGGATAACCTCTATGGGCGTAAAGGATCAATGCACAAAGGATTTGATCACGATAAGTTTGCTCTTAATTGTGATCGTTTTGTTGCTCCTCAACTGGTTTCCTATAACAACTCCCAACTGATCCGAGATCGGTTCAAGGGGTGGTCAGTTGCTGAATTTGCACACACCTACACCATGAGGAGCGTGGGATCCTATACACTAGATCAAGCAGAACGAAAGGAACTCGTTCTCCACAACTACCTAACCACCATCGTAGGCGAACCGTCATGAAGTGTGAAGTCAAACTCTATGTTGCTGGCACTGTCTTCAAAGAAGAAGTGATCGCTCGTAATTATCAAGAGGCACGTGAAGTTGCCCTTGCTAGGAATCCTAATGCTAAAGTTCTGGGTGTTACTGCTGTATTCAAATAATGTGGAGAATCTGGGCGAAAGCATTAGGGGAGAAGCATGGACGAACAGATAGAGAAGCAGATATTATTGCTGGCATACGCACCCTTATTTTTATTTCTTACTTGGTTACCAACCTTTTTATTATTAGTGGAGTGATTAGACACTGGAATGGCGGAACTCAAAGATTACCTGTACAGCATCAATCAATCTAAGAAGAACATTCTTAAAGATGATCCTGAGGCGGAGCGAAAGTATCCGCCTTTTATTGTAAACAAATGCCTGTCATCTTTTACTGATAGTATTCTTTTTGCTAACGAGATGAATAAAAATCATCATCTCGATAAAAGATTACAATATGACTTTTTTATAAATAGTTTGAAACCTAGGAAACGTTTCACTCCCTGGTTACGCAAGCAAACTCTTGAAGAGTTAGAACTTGTAAAGCAATATTATGGTTACAGTCATAATAAAGCATTAGAAGCTTTGAACATTCTCACTAAAGAGGAACTTGATTATATAAGAAAGACATTGAATAAAGGTGGCATGAAATGACTACAGATATTGAAGTAACTTGGCAACCCGCTGATATGGTGGAGGTTACCCTGGGACAACCTGACGATTTCCTCAAGGTGAGAGAAACCTTGACTCGTATTGGTGTAGCATCTAGAAAAGAAAGGAAGCTATATCAATCTTGTCACATCCTTCATAAGCAGGGAAAGTATTACATCGTTCATTTTAAAGAGTTGTTTGCTCTTGATGGTAAAGCAACAAATCTTTCTTTGAATGATGTTCAAAGACGGAACAGGATCATCCAACTTCTTTCTGATTGGGGTCTTGTTTCATTAGTGGACAGCGATAAAATTTCTGACGTTGCTCCACTTAATCAAATCAAAGTCCTTGCCTTCAAAGAGAAGGACGAATGGACACTTGAAAGTAAATATAATATCGGTCGTAAGAAGACTGAAGTATAAACCGAACATATCAGTGGGGTATACAACACCCCACTTTTTTTATGTGCCATTATAATTAGTAGTGGATGCCGAACGGGTCCATACAACTAACTCTCGCTTACTTAAGGAGAACTATAA